AAGCCGAAATAGGTCGCCGCTGGTACTTGGATTTGCTCACTTGGGCGATGCAACAATCCTCCCGCTCATGTAGTCGTCGTGGCCTTTCACAATCATGTCGGCGTTTTTCACCTTATTTTTGAAAGGGCCCGACGTATCTTTGGCTGGATCACCATGGGCGTTCCGATCATACCAGTCCTTCCAATCGTTGGCCATGCCAGCATATGGCAAGGCGTCATCTCGGGAGTAGCCGGCCGCCGCGGCGACGACCCCGTAATTGTAGTTGGTGAAGTCGACGAAATCGCGATTGTATTGGCGGCTCGTGCCATAGGCGGATTGATAATCCATCGGTCCGTGTCCCGGCAGGAACAGGTAAGCCATGGCACCTTCCCGAACTGGCACACCCGCATCTACAAAAGGGGGAAGCTGGGGGAAGGCGGCTAGGCTATGACCCACTTTCACGTTGTCCTCGAGCGATACGTCGTCAGGCATGGGCATCGGACCGCCCCGCCCGCCATTCATATAGCCGCTCCAAATGACCGAGCCGTCGTTGAGGGTGACATACTTGCTACCGGGCGGCGGCATCGGGAGCTTCGCGGCCTCCGCGAGCGTATATTCGCCCACATTGCCGCTGCGCTGCGCCGACGGCGCGATCGTCGCCGCGGCCGCGCCGTTCACCTGACCTTGACCGTTGGCTACCGCAGGCAGAATGCCGCCGGCGTCGCTCACGCCATCGCTTGCGTCGGCGATCTGCACCGGTGTCGCCTCGGCATCACCGGTCGCGGCGCCGCCGTTCGACCAGCGGCCGCGCTCATCGCGCGGCTGGGTCGGGTCGAACCCGGATTTGATCAGCTCAGCCGCGGCGGCGAGCTTCGCCAATTGCGTATCGTCGAGGTCGCCGATGGGTATTTCGAGGCCGAGGAGTTGTGCCTTGACCAGGTCGCCGGTTTCGAGCGCGCCGGCTATGGCTCCGAGCAGCCGCGGCAGCTTTCCGAGTTGCGCGTCTGCGCGGAAGACGATCCGCGCCACACGCATGAGACTATGTGCATCGACGCACTCGTAGCCCATCCCGCTGCGGCGTACGAGGGTCATTTGTGGACCCAAGGCGACACCGTCGCAATCGACCACGAGGCCGCGCGAGCGCGGCCCGCGCTCATGCAGCCGTCGCATACGGTTAAAGGGAGATGTCTCGGTCATCCGCCCACCACGATCTCGATCGGCACGATGGCGACGGCCTGGCCGCCGAGCACGCCCTCGTCGGTCTGGATCTTGCCGGAGATCCAGCAATGCGAGACGAGGCCGCCCAGCGTCTGCACGCCGGTGCCGAGGTCGGCGCCGGCGGGCGCCAGCGCCGCCTCGATGGCGTCGAGCAGCGGGTTGAGCACGCTCGCCGGCGCGGTCAGCTCGTCGGTCGCCTGCGCGTAGATGAATAGGTCGACTTCGAGCGTCCAGCGCGGCGGCAATCCCCGCGTCCGCCGCGCCGTCTCGCTTTTCTGCGCCTGGAACAAGGCCGGCTGCTCCGCCGGCCCGACATCGCTCCAGTGGCGCAGCCGGCGGCTGGCGGTGACGAAATCCGCTGCCGCCGACACCGTGGCGAAGAGCGCGCTGTAGATCGGCTCGCGGTTCATGCCTGCGCCTCCGTGAAAGCCGCGTCCGCAACGGCCTCTTGCGCAACCGGCGCGAGGTCGGCCAGCGCCGCGGCCAAGAAGGAATGCGCCGGAATGATCGAGCCCGGATGCAGCACGCGCCTGGCAAAGACCGTGCGGCCGCCGATCTCGAAGCGGAGCGCCGCGGCGTTGATCGTCTCGATGACATGCGCGCGCGTCGTGCCGCCATATTCCTGGATCGCGGCATAAGGGACGGCATCCGTGTCGATCGTGGCGGCCACGGAGCTGTCGTCGGCCGCGACCTCGACCGCCTGCGCGAGGCGCCCGCTGCGGCTCCGCATGCCGCTCGCCGCCATGCTCGCCTGCACCCGGTCGCCCAGCTCGAGGCCGAGCCCGGCCATGGCAGCGGCGAGGCGCGCAGCGATGCGTATCGGCAGCGAGCGCAGCCGCTCGGCGACGGCGTCGGCGCCGATGACTTCCGCCGCGATCATGGCGCGAAAGTCCGCCTGTATTGCTCCAGCACCGTCTGCACGTCGGACGGCACGTCCTTCTGCGTGAAGGAGACGACTTCGCCGGCAAGGTTCTTCGACACTTGGCCGATGCGGTCGCGCTCCTTGTAGCGCAGCGCCACCAGCTCGATGCAGGCCTGCTCGAGCTCGGGCGGCGTCACCGCGTAGCCCGCGGTATAGGCGACCGCGACGTTCTGGCAGCCGGGCGTGAAGAGATAGCTTTGCAAATAGATCGTCGTCGCGCTGAACATATAGCCGGCGGCAGTGGGTCCTGGCGCCGGCGCGATGGCGATCCCGTCGATGCTTAGGGTGGCGACGGCGGTCACCGGCGCGTTCGCCAGAACGAGCTTCCGCCCACCGGCGCCGTCGCGCGTCTCGGTATAGTCTTGCGACGCGACCTGGCGCCCGAGCCAGCTCTGGATGTATTGGCTCGCCGCGGTGACGAGGCGCACGAGCAGCGCGTCGTCCGCGGTCGTCGTCAAGGGCGGCGAGAACCACGCCTTGACGTTGGCCAGCGTCGTGAGGTCGCCTGCAGCCATGGCTCAGCCCTCCCGCTTCGTCCGCGCCGCGTCGGTCTCGCGCCACGGCATGAAGCCATGCGCGCGCAGTGCCGCCGCCGCCTCGTCAGGCACCACGGCCGATCCGTCGCGGCGGATGTCGTAAACCTTGCCGCGCCAATGCACGGGCCCGGCGTTCTGCGGCGCCTTGAGCTTCGTCATGTTCCCTCCTTGCGGTCGGAAAGAGCCCGCCGGCCGGGCGGAATTGCGCCGCCCGGCCGTTCGTCGAGCTCAGCCGTTGGCGATGTTGGTGATCACGCCCATGGCGAAGGGCGCGTAGATGGCCAACGCCTCCTCGGCATAGACGCCGACCTCGCGCTGACGCGTCCGCAGCGGCCAGTCGACGCGGTAGTAGTCGCGCCGCGTCTTGACCTCGGCGACGTTAGGCACCTCGTTCGACTGGTAGGCGGCCGGGAGATGCTCGCTATAGCCGATGATCGTGCCGGGCGGCAGGTCGGGATGGACCTTGACCGGGATCTTGGTGCCGCCGTCGACAGAGAACGGATTGAAATAGAACTCGACCGTCCCGCCGGCGACGATGGCATAGGGATCCACGCCATCGCCCGAGCCCTGCACGTTGTAGCGCAAGAGCGGCGCCGAGGCGTTCGACAGCACCTTGTTGGTGATGTTCTTGAGCTCCTGGCTGTTGACGTAGAGCACGGTCGGCGACAGACGGAAATTGTCCCACATCGACTGCAGCATCACGTCGATCTCGTTGACCGAGCCGCGGCCTGACGCGGTCAGCACCGTGCCGGTGCCGGCGGTGCCGGTCGGCAGCGTGCTGACGAAGGCGCCGTTGGCGGGATTGAACGCCGCGGTGAGCAAGCCGTCGAAGGCGAGCGCCGGGTTTGACGAATTGTCCTGCGTGATCGTTGTTGCGGCCTGGCGCCCGCCGGCGAGCGGCGCCGAGAAGGCGGCGCTGTTGATCGTGGTGATCGCCTGCAGCGATTCCGCGCCGGCCGTGCCGACATACCAGGCATAAGCGATGGCGCCGGCCAGCGATGTGACCGAGGCAAAGAGCGTCTGGCCCAGGGTGACAGCCTGCGTCGCATTGGTCGACTTGTTCGACGAGCCGCTGTTGAGCACATAGGTCGCGCCATCGGCGCCGGTCACGGTCTGGCGCGTGGCGACGCCGCCCGCGAGCGACGCGTTCTTCCAGCCCTCGAAAGTGAGCGCGACGACGATCACCGAATAGGTCGCCGCCGGCAGCGTGGCGCCGGAGCCCGAGGCCGACAGCGTCGGCGTCGCCGGCGCGCCGAGCGCCAGCGAGGCGTTGCCGCCGAGCAGCGCCGATTCCTCCTTGCGCATCAGCTTCTGCAAGAGGCGGAGGCTCATGGTGGCGTTCAGATCCTCGAAGCCTTGCGCCGCGGCCTCGGCCTCGAAGCTCAGCTGGTCCTCCTCGCCGAGCGTGACGAAGGCGGCCGCCTTGCTCGCGGCGCTGTAGGACATGCGGCCGGAGCGCTGGCCCTCCGGGACCCAGCCCATGGCGTCATAGCCCGAGCCGATGAGCGCGCTCACCTGGCGCCACTGCGTCGCGGTGCCGGTGCCGCCGCCGACGCGCGGGATCGCATTGCGCAACGGCGTGATGGTCGGATAGAGGTTCTTGGCCGGCGCCTGCAGGTCGATGGCGACGAGGCCGGTCGCGAGGTTGATGCTCTTCGCCAGATCCTGGCTCGGATTGGCGAGCGCCTGCTTGAACTGCTCAAGCGTCTCCTTGGTGACGTTGTACATGGGTCGGGGCTCCGTGGTGGCCTCCGCG